GTATTTCTGACTTCCGTGTGGTTTGTGACGAAACAAACAATACGGCAGACGTAATCGACAACAACTCATTCGTTGCTTCTATCTTTGTCAAACCTGCTCGCTCGATTAACTATGTAACGTTGAACTTTGTTGCGACAAGGACTGGCGTAGACTTCGAAGAAGTCGTCGGAATTGTATAAGGAGATTAAGAAATGGCAATTTTAGGAGTAGATGACTTTAAGTCAAAACTGCGTGGCGGTGGTGCTCGTGCCAATTTATTTAAGGTTACTTTGAACTATCCTGCATATGCAGGTGGTGATGTTGAACTCACTTCATTCATGTGTAAGGCAGCACAGTTGCCTCAGTCGACAGTGGGTTCATTCCCTGTCAACTTCCGTGGTCGTGAGTTGAAGGTCGCAGCAGAAAGAACCTTTGAAGATTGGACAATCACTATTATCAATGATACTGATTTCGGTGTTCGCGATCCTATGGAGCGTTGGATGAACGGAATCAATGGTCATGCAGCAAACACAGGTCTAGTTAATCCAGTGGATTATCAATCAGACCTTATTGTAGAGCAATTGGATCGCGACGAGTCTGTTATCAAGCGTGTTAACATTCGCGGAGCATTCCCGATAGTTGTGAGTCCTATCCAGTTAAGTTATGATACTCGTGGTGAGATTGAACAGTTTGATGTTACATTCTCATACCAGTATTGGGAAAGCAATACAACAAGTTAAAACTATTTTGATGTGGGGGCGAAATCCCCCACTTTTTTTATTTACACTGAATATATTTTATGGGAACCTGAGCGGTGTTGTGGTTAGTGAGAAAAATCTTTGTTTAGAACACTTATAAATTATAGTAGGACGCTCAGTTTTTCAAAGAGAAATCTTTGGGCGTTTACGTTTAGGGACAATCTTTGGATAATAACATGGCAGAAGAAAGCAACAATTCATTCAACATTTTTGGATTTGAAGTAAAAAGAGCAAATAAATCCAAGAATACAGGAAAGCAAGAACTCCCCTCTCCAGTCGCCCCGACCGATCCTGATGGATCCGGTTATATATCGAGCGGTGCTGGATATTACGGACAGTATGTAAACCAAGAAGGCGAGCAAGCAAAAGACAATCAACAATTGATCATGCGTTACCGTGGTGTTTCAATGCACCCCGAAGTCGACATGGCAATTGACGAAATCGTCAACGAAGCAATCTCAGCATCAGAATTGTCATCATCTGTTGAACTATCGACCGATGATATTGAAGCACCTGATAAGATTAAAGATCAGATTCGTGAAGAGTTTTCGAATATCGTTAACATGTTAGGTTTCAACGAGATTGGACATGACATGTTTCGTGGTTGGTATGTAGACGGCAGAGTCGTTCACCATCTACTCGTTAATGAATCTAATTTAAAATCAGGTATTCAAGAAATTCGTCATGTTGACGCAGCAAGAATTCGAAAGGTCAAAGAAATTAAACATAAGAAAGACCCAAAGACTGGGGTCAAGGTTGTCGATTCTGTCGAGGAATATTATGTTTATGAAGAAAAACCTGGATCAGCAAGTAACGCCATTCGAATATCAACAGACGCAATCAGTTACGTTACCTCCGGTGTATTAGACGAGTCTAAGAAAAAGATTCTCTCACACCTTCATAAAGCATTAAAACCAATTAACCAATTGCGCATGATGGAAGATTCACTGGTAATCTACCGCCTTGCTCGAGCACCAGAACGTCGTATCTTCTATATTGATGTTGGTAACTTGCCACGCGGCAAGGCAGACCAGTACATGAAAGATATTATGTCAAAGTATCGTAACAAATTGGTCTACGATGCTAACACAGGTCAGATCAAAGACGACCGCAAGCATATGTCAATGCTTGAAGATTTCTGGTTGCCGCGTCGTGAGAACGGACGTGGTACTGAAATTACCACACTTCCTGGAGGTGAGAACCTTGGGCAGATCGACGACATCATTTATTTCCAGAAGAGATTATATCGTTCGTTGAATGTACCGGTCAACCGTTTAGAGCAGGAAGCACAATTCTCCCTAGGAAGAGCGACAGAAATATCTCGCGACGAAGTTAAGTTTCAAAAGTTTATTGATCGACTTCGTCGTCGTTTCTCATGGATGTTCCTAGGAATATTGAGAAAGCAACTGCTACTCAAGCAAGTGATTACCGAGCAAGATTGGGAGCAATGGAAAGGCGACATTCATGTTGACTTTGTTCGCGATAACTATTTTTCAGAGTTAAAGGAAGCAGAGATTCTTAGAGAGCGTCTTGGACTGATGAACGAGATTACTCAGTTTACAGGCGAATATTTCTCTAAAGAATGGGTACAACGTAATGTACTGCGATTATCAGATGATGATATCGAAGATATGGAAAAAGAAATTAAAGGGGAAATTGAATCTGGAGAGATTGACGATCCAGACGAAGAACCCGATGAAGCACCAGACACTAAAGCAGAACCGCAACAGCAGGAAGAGCATTTTTATATAAAAGATGGGAATTCGGATAACGCTCTTGATTATATTTACGAAGAAATAGATTCAGAACCGGAGCGTTACATACCAACTCAAGAAGATGAACTTATCGAGACTATGACTCGATATATGAATAAATTGGTAGACGAAGAGTGATTAAATGCCAAAAATCGACCCAGCGGTCATTCATGCTTTTAGCATTGCTTATACAAACGAGCAACTAAAAAAGCAAGAAAACCGTCTCAAAGAAGAAATAGAAACTAGACTTAAAGAAAGAGTTTCTGATTTCGTCACAGATGATATTCGCGGAGCACGTGGTCCACAGGGAGCGCGTGGTGAGACTGGTGCACGTGGTTATCAGGGCATCAAGGGCGATCGCGGAATCAAAGGTGAGAAGGGCGATCGTGGCGAGCGAGGCATTAAAGGTGATAAAGGAATCAAGGGTGATCTTGGTTCTATTGGTCCCCAAGGTATTGCTGGTCCTCAAGGTATTCAAGGTCTACAAGGTGAGATTGGTCCTCAAGGTATTGCTGGTCCTCAAGGTGATAAAGGCGAAAGAGGATTTCCAGGACTACAGGGCACGACTGGAGAGAAAGGGGAAACTGGTCCGGCAGGTATACAAGGTGCTCAGGGTGTTAAAGGAGAGCGCGGAGAACTCGGTCCAGAAGGTCCAGAGGGACGTCAAGGCGAGAAGGGTGACGACGGTGCCCCTGCTCCAGATTACGAACCAAAGTTCCAAGAACTCGTTGGGCAGTTTAACAAAAAGATCTCAGAAGTCGAGAAAGTTGCCAATCAACGGATTCAGCAAAAACTAACCACTCTCGGAAACGGTGTCGTCGCTTCTACTTCTGGTGGTGGTTCGTACCAGTTACTTGACAACCGCGATGTAGAATACAAATCTATTAAGAAGAACGAATTAGACAGCGACTCTATTCTAATTTTCAATCGTGCTGAGAAAAAGTTTAAAGTTGAATCCCTGACTGATGCATTAGAAAGACTTGGTGTTGGGACTGGAACCGGTGGCGGCACAGAGCATCCTTACTTCGGTTGGTTGACAAGTGGTGCTACCGATCAATTTAGAACGACTTCTTCTTTCTTCGAAGACTCTAGCGAATATGCAATCAGAAGTGTTAGTTTTGTTGACAACCAACTTCAAGTCGAACTGGCGAACTTCTCACCTATCGTTGCTGCGACGGGTCAAAGTCTTTCTTGGGATGAACCTGCTTCTCAATTCTCAGTTACTGTCGATAACCCAGAAGATTTCACCGACAGATATATCGCTGCTGTTTCCTTGATCGATAATGCTTCTGGTGTTCATGATTCGGTTTCTGCATATACCACCACAGGCGCTTCTCCGACCCCTGCGGGCGGTGTTGACTGGTCGCAAACCTTTACGGTAAATGACTCCGCCGAAATCTATTCAAGCGGGAGCGGTCTTACAGGCGGTTCAGCGTCCGCACGAATTTCATTTGAAGAAGACGACGGCACTACTTGGGAAGATAATAGACCAACAATTAATTACAACTGGCAAAATGCTAACGGGTCGATAAACTTCTCTAACCTTTCAGGTAAGAATTTCCTTGAAAGTTATACGACTGTCAACTATAATGTTTCTATAACAGGAATGAGTAACCTTTCAAATGCTGCCGTGACGGTTACACCAATCGGCGGATCTTTGTCAAATACTTCCGGAAGCGGAACGATGACGTTGGCGACTCCACTTCACAAAGAAAATAACAGTGGCAGAGAAGTCGGTCTAGAAGTAATTTTCTCTCGTCCCGAAGGTGTGACGGGAACAGCATACACAGCAATTGATAGTGATAATGATAATACAATCTCGGCATCGTTCTCATATCCTTCGTTTTATATCTTTACCGTTGACAATGCAACGCCACCTTTACGTTCCGATATCGTTTCCGGAAACGACTTCAGTTCATCGGTCACTGAACTTGGCAATCAATCAAAGAATCTTTCGACCGTGATCACAAACGGTACGGTTGACCCGAGGTGTTTCTGGTTTGCAATTAGAAGTAGCGCCTCGCAACCTACCGTATTGCAGACTGGACCATCCGAAGCATTATTGAGTGATGTTAATTACACCACGGGATATACAGCAGATCTAGAACCAGACAGCGCGGCGGTTGATTACACTTCTGAAGAATATACTTTATATGGCATCACCTTACAGCCAGGTGATACTTATGTGAGGATTCAGTAATGTCAAATTACGACGGTCTCACTAGAAACTCATGGACAGGGACGTGGTCCCCTTCTGCAGAACATCCCATTGTTCTGGATACAGAAATCCGTGGTGGATTAAGGTTTGTTTCTGGTGATTCAGATGATCGTCTCGAAGATATTACCGGTCAAAGACTTCAAGAAGGAATGCTTGCATACCTAAAAACTGGGTATGATAGTTTCTCAAGTGACACTTATTATAAATATTCATTGCTCAGTGGCGAAAGTAGAGATACATCTACCGGCGACATGCCGAATGCTGCTGGGAACTGGTCTCCTGTTTCCTTTGGAGGCGGCGGTCAGACCACAACATCTTATAAATACGACTTGAGTGGAACTTCTTATACGGTTTCACACAACGGCAAGAACACTATTTCCAATTTTTATGTGCTGGATCCCACGGGAAATGAGGTAGGTGTTCTTACCAACTTGACGAATACTCAATTGACGGTCGAATCTCTTGTCGATCTGACTGGTCATGAACTTTATGTTGTTATATTATAAAAATAAGAAAGTAGTTTTTTATTCGAATAGAAAATAAGGGAGAAAACTCCAATGGCAACAAAGCAATTTTACCACAATATTGACCTCGTAAAAGTAGGTCAGTTACTCGACGCACGAATCAAGAACGTCACCTCTGCCGAGAAATCAACCCTTGCTGCACAACTCGGTAGCGGAAACAAAGGTTTGGTCATTTATGACACAGATCTTTCGGAAATGGCGATCTGGGATGGCGTAACATTCCGTCAGGTATCTTCTGATATCACTGGCGACGTTATCTTCCGTGGCGTTATTAATCCAACCAACTCAGATACTGGTTCTGTTGAAGCAGTAAATGGTAACCAGTACGTTGCTGATACAGCAGGCACGTTGACGAAGACTGGCGTAACTTTCTCACCTTCTGCAGAAGTAGAAGTTGGCGACATCGTACTCTTCACAAGTTCAACAACTGCTACAATCCTGCAACGCAACGTCGACTACGCAACTGCAACTGTTGCTGGTATCGTTGAACTCGCTACACAAGCAGAAGTTGATGCCGGTACTGATGTTGATCGCGTAATCACGCCAGCAACATTGGCAGGTTCGCAACTCGCTTCTGACGTCGCAACCAATGCTACTGACATCGCTGCTGCTGAAGCAAAGATTGGTCAGGACTCTCCAAATGGTTCTTACCTCACATTAGACACTACAGCACAGACTGTTATCGCAGCAATCAACGAAGTAAACGCTGCACAGTTGGCAGATTCTGACAGAGTAGCAGGTAACGACTCTGACATCGCTGCGCTCCAACGCGCTGATTCAGACATCGGTGTACGTCTAGACGGACACGATGCAGATATCCTTGCTATTCAAAACTTGGATTCAGACCAAACTGCTCGTCTTGATTCAGACCACACGCGCTTTGTCGCATTAGAAGGTCGTGTATCAACCAACGAAACAGACATCACTGCGCTTCAAGGTGCTGACTCAGATCTCGACGCACGTTTAACTACTGCGGAAGAGCGTCTTGATTCAGACCACGGGCGATTTGTCGCATTAGAAACTCGTGTATCTACTACTGAATCACGTCTCGACTCTGATCACCTCCGTTTTGTCGATGCAGAAACTCGCATCACTGCAAACGAAGCAGACATTGCTGCACTTCAGGGCGTTGATTCGGACTTCGGTGCTCGTTTGGATTCAGCAGATGCACGTATGGTGGCAATTGAGACTCGTCTCACTGGTCACGATTCAGATATCTCTGATCTGCAAGATGTCGATTCAGATATCAAAGTATTCGTTGGTTTCGGCGAAACTCTTGATACATCTGAAACAACTCTTGTTGCTGCAATCAACGAATTGCACGGTGAGATCGAAGACAATGACTCAGACATCGCTTCACTACAAGGTCGTGTAACTGATCTTGAAGCACGCGATAATGTCAAGGTCCACACTGATCAAAGTGTTTCGATTCTTGCTAACACTCCAAAGACTGTTAACCACGCGCTGGCACTTGCTAACTCGACTGGTTTCGTCATTAACGTGATGGATTCAGACGGTTCACAGATCTCTGTAGATGTTGACGCAGTAGATGCGAACAACCTTACTCTGACTTCACTCGTCGCTTTGTCTGGCGTTAAAGTTACAGTAATGGGTGTATAATATAGATTAATTTCTATACTATATAATGTAAGAGGGGAGGACTTCG